TTTGCTAGTGCAGAAAAGGATTGCACAGGTCCAATCATGGGTCGATGCAATGGGGAACGACGGTAGAGTCCGTGGGTTTGTTAATACCAATGGTGCGGTTACCGGACGTATGACACACTCTAAACCTAATCTTGCTCAAACACCTGCTGGCTATAGTCCTTTTGGGAAGGAGTGCCGGAGTTGTTGGACTGTTCCTGAAGGTCGTAAGTTGGTAGGGGTGGACGCATCCGGTCTGGAATTGCGGATGTTGGCACATTATATGAATGATTCAGATTATACGGAGGAAATAATTAATGGAGACATCCACAGTGCTAACCAAAGAGCAGCGGGACTTCCAGATAGAGACACATCAAAAACTTTTATCTATGCTTTCCTTTACGGGGCGGGTGATGAAAAACTTGGAAAACTTGTCGGAGGACGTAGAAGTCGAGGCGCTGAACTTAGACAAAGATTCCTTGCTTCCACTCCAGCACTCGCTGATTTGCAGAAACGAGTTAGAGAAAAAGGAGGTGAAGGAACTCTTAAAGGACTTGACGGACGATTGCTCCAAGTTAGGTCAGAGCACTCAAGCCTTAATACTCTACTCCAAGCGGCCGGAGCAATAGTAATGAAACAAGCGTTGATTTTACTGGAGCAGTATGCAGTAAAGTGGAAGATTAATTATAAATTTGTGGGAAACATCCATGACGAAATACAAACTGAAGTTCAAGCGGATCAGGCTGACAAGTTTGGTCACTTAGCTGTGTCGTGCATTGAGGCGGCAGGTTTGCATTTCAATCTTAGATGCCCACTAACGGGAGATTATTATGTTGGCAGCAACTGGTCGCAAACTCACTAATGACGAAATGTCTAAAAACCGTAAGGGGGATTTTGCAGAGATGTACGCAGTAACCTGGCTATGGGACCAAGGGTATGAAGCGTTTAGGAACTATGGCAGCGATGGTCCTGTGGACATTATTGTCTGGGACAAAAAAACAGGGGAGTTTATATTGGTTGACGTTAAAACCGGAAGACCACAAAGCCGGACAAAGACGGACAATAATTATACTGACCTTCCTGGACAACGAACTGAAAAACAAAAACAACTAGGGGTTCAACTGTTAGGTTTTAATCCTTCCACTAGAAAATGTTGGTGGGTGGAGCACAGAACATGAAAACCATACATACTTTAGTTCAGGACATTTATAAACTTATGATGTCCAAACGTGTACCGCAGGATGTGGACGCTGAACAAGCTATAGAGGAGTTCGGTGAAAACATAAAAAAACTCATGCGTAAGGAGTTTGTTAATCGGGAGTACGGTAAAGCAGGACTCAGATTATCCTCCAGTGGTAAGGGTTTACGGTATTTATGGAACACAATGCACAGAGCACCTAAAGAGCGTATTATGCCTCATACGTTAATAAAATTCATGTATGGGCATTTGATTGAAGAGTTGTTACTTTGTCTTACTAAGCTGGCTGGACACACAGTCGAGGACGAACAAAAAGTATGCACTGTAGCAGGGGTTAAAGGTCACATGGACTGCCGTATTGACGGAACAATGGTTGACGTTAAGTCTACGAGCACTTATGGATTTAGGAAATTCAGGGACGGTTCACTGGCTATGGACGATCCTTTTGGTTATGTGGCGCAGCTTAAGGCATACGCACATTCAGAGGGTGACACCAAGATAGCTTGGTTAGCTATGGACAAACAGAATGGACACTTAGAGGTTCTTCAGTACGACCTAGAGGACACTCAAGCTCCGGTTTATAAACACATTAATTATGATATAGAGGAGAGAATAGAAGAAATAAAAAAAGTTTGTGGGCAGGACGAGGCTCCTTCACATTGTCACAAGTTGGTCCCAGATGGCGCATCAGGCAATATGAAATTAAGTATGGGGTGTTCGTACTGCCAGTTCAAGCAATCATGTTGGCCTGGTTTAAGGGCCTTCAAATATTCAACAGGTCCAAGATTTTTAGCGGTGGTGGAAAATGAACCAAAGGTCCAGGAAATCAAAGTACAGGAAGTCGCGTAGCATGTATAGATCCGGCTTGGAAAAAACATTTGCAACAGTGGTTCCCAAAGGAGCATTTGAATATGAACCTTTTGATGTGCCCTACGTTGTTTATCGTAAGTACAAGCCTGATTTTGTACACACCAGCGGCATAATGATTGAGTGTAAAGGATATTTTAGAGCAGGGGATACACTTAAGTACAAATCCATCAGGGACACAGTTGAGGCTGAACTGATATTTGTACTGAGTGATCCCAATAAAAAAGTAAGAAAAGGCTCTAAGATGACTATGGCTCAGTGGTGTGATAAGGAGAAGTTCAAATATTTCTCCGTTAGTGAGGTGGAGGAATTAATGAAATATGTACACTCTAGATGAATTGCGCGAAAAAGTTTTACAACGGTTTGAAGTTGATGATATACTAATATTACTGGATATAAATGCAGAAGAGTTAGTGGATCGCTTTGAAGATAAATTTATTGACCGTATGGATGACATACAAAAAGAAATGGAGGATTTAGAGTCATGAAAACAACAGCAAAAAGCATGGTAATGAAACCGGAGTTTCGTTCCAGAGTAGTTAAGGATAAAACCAAGTACGACAGAAACAAGCCTGTTGATGATGCTGATATACCTTTAACTGGGGACGATGAGCCTGTTGATAGTGACCTCATACCTGACAAATACCAAAACGGTTATTGGGAGTAAATTATGAAGTCACATAATAAAATAGCTTTAGCTATAGTTACTATGGGCTTATGTCTCTGGATCATGTCAATATTAGTGACCGGAGTATGAGTATAAATAATGCTACACCTCAAGAGTGGGACAAAGCATTTCGTGGACCGGATAAAGCGGAGGACTGTTTAATGTCTGCACAGAAATCTAAAACTATCACAGGTAAACTGTACCATCCTTCGGACAGTTTGTTGGACAACACTATGTTTCCAAAGGAAAACCAAGAGGATAATGTAAATCATCCACCACATTATAATAAGGGTGGTCTTGAAGCTATTGAGTACATAAAACAACAACTAGGTGACGGTTTTTCGGACTATCTTGAGGGCAACGTGACTAAATACCTACATAGGTATAAGTATAAAAATGGTGTTGAGGATCTTAAGAAAGCCGAATGGTATTTAAAAAAACTAATTGAGGAGAATACATTTAATTATGGATAGTTATCAACAGTACATCCACAAGAGCCGTTACGCCCGTTATATACCTACTGAAACACGTAGGGAGACATGGGACGAAACGATAGACAGGTACATGGGTTTCTGGAAAAAAAGAGGAGTTAAATTTAAAACAGGGGAAGCGGAAGAGTTAAGAAAAGCTATCCATGACATGGACGTAATGCCTTCCATGAGGGCTTTAATGACCGCTGGTGATGCGTTGGACAGAGACAATGTAGCAGGGTTTAATTGTTCCTACATTACCATAGATAGCCCTAGAGCCTTTGACGAGATGATGTACATACTTATGTGTGGCACAGGAGTAGGTTTTAGTGTTGAACGTCAGTACATTAATAAACTGCCTGAAGTAGCGGAGGATTTCCATGAAACAGATACCGTCATTCACGTTGCAGACTCAAAAATTGGATGGGCGAAATCGTATAGGGAATTGGTGTCGTTGTTGTATTCAGGCCAATTACCCAAATGGGACATCAGTGGAGTTAGACCTTCGGGTTCCCCACTCAAAACATTTGGAGGCAGAGCGTCTGGCCCAGAACCTCTTGTTGACTTGTTCAACTTCACAGTTAACGTATTTAAAAACTCTGCTGGAAGAAAACTTACGTCCCTTGAATGCCACGATATTTGCTGTAAGATTGCACAGGTTGTCGTTGTCGGAGGAGTCAGAAGATCAGCCCTTATCAGCTTAAGTAATTTAACGGACGATAGAATCCGTAGAGCTAAACACGGACAATGGTGGGTTGATGAACCACAGAGAGGTTTGTCCAATAACTCAGCCTGTTATACTGAGAAACCGGACTTTGGTGCTTTTTTAAATGAATGGAGGAGTCTGTATGAATCAAGAGCAGGGGAGCGAGGAATCTTTAGCCGTGTGGCAAGCCAGAAGCAAGCTGCAAGAAATGGTCGAAGAGATGCTGAATGGGATTTCGGGACTAATCCCTGTTCAGAAATCATCCTCAGACCCAATCAGTTTTGTAACTTATCCGAAGTCGTTGTTAGGGAAGGAGATACATTTCAAAGTCTCAAACAAAAAGTACGTTATGCAACTATCCTTGGAACTCTCCAAGCAACCCTTACAGACTTTAGATATTTAAGAAAAGTCTGGCAAAACAATACTGAGGAAGAAGCTCTATTAGGGGTGTCCTTAACTGGTATTCTTGATAGCTCATTAATGAACTTAAAGAATAAAAACTTACCTACGGTGCTGCAAGCATTAAAGAATGAAGCTATTGAAACTAACAAAGCATGGTCTAAACGTCTAGGTATTGCACAGTCAGCGGCTATAACCTGTGTTAAGCCCAGTGGTACTGTATCCCAGTTAGTGGACAGTGCCAGTGGTATTCATCCACGGTACAGCCAGTATTACATTAGGAGAGTCAGGGCTGACATAAGAGATCCTTTATGTAACGTCCTGGAGGACGCTGGAGTGCCCTCTGAGGTGGATGTAACGTCACCCTCTACCAAGGTATTCAGTTTCCCTAAAAAGTCTCCTAAGGACGCTGTGTTAGCTTCTGAGCAAAAAGGAATGGACCAGTTAGAACTATGGTCTATTTATCAGGAGCATTGGTGTGAACACAAACCTAGCATTACTGTGTACTACAGGGACGATGAGTTCTTAGGTATAGGGGATTGGGTGTACAATAACTTTGATTCCGTCTCAGGTATTTCATTTCTTCCCTATAGTGATCATACCTATGAGCAAGCACCTTATGAGCAAATAACTAAGGAGCAGTACACTAAGATGACTAAGGGATTTCCTACTGAATTTAAGTGGGACATAACTGAAGAAACTGATACTACTGAAGGAGCACAGACATTAGCCTGTGTTGGAGGAGCTTGTGAGATATAACTTAGGAGGGACTAACCATGAGTCTTAAACAGATAACAGGCGGTAAGCCGTGTTTTAAGGAGGAAGTCATAGAGAACATAACCCAGACCTGTATGTACCAACTGGACAGGCATAGGCTGAACATCCAGGTACTGACGGAGAGTCCTAGTGGTACAGCGGATCATCCTTCAGTAGTGGAGTCAGTGGAAGCTGAAATTAAACAAATGGCTAAACTTATGGGTGTTATGGGAGCTATTAGTTATTTGAATAACGGAGGCATTATAGAGTTTGAACCTGAGTAGTTACTATTGTTCTTCTTCGGCTGTTGCTTGTGGGGATCTTGACCCTGAACCAATAGCCGCTAGAAGCCCTCCACCCTGTACGGATGCTTTTAGCCTATCTTGAGAAGTAACTGTGGGTTCTAAAGTTAACATTCTTCTGGATAACGCTGTGTCTGACTCATTTTTTTCTCTTGTAATACCAAATCTTTTTTCAATTTCTTCAGAGTGAGTTTTTCTTTTTTCGTTTATTCGTTTTTCTCTGTCTTTATTTTTTTTAGCTTCTGAAGTTTTATAAGCAATTCCCCTGTTTAAATCAATTTTAGCGGACTGTCCTATTGTAATTAAATCTGATCCATCAACAGGCTTAAAACCAAGCATATCATGCCCATCATTAATAACATTGTAAAGATTGTTATTTATTGTATCTACAGCTATAAACTGATTAACTCCTCCTAAATCTTTAGCAGACGAATTATAAGACTGTGAAAAATACAGAATATGTTCATCTCCAGTTTCAGCAGAACCTTTATTAACTCTAGTTTTGTTTCCGTGTTGATTTGCTATATCGTAAATTTTTTGCTGTGTTGGCGGTAGTTTTACGTCTGGGTTTGCTTCTTTTTTAGCTAATGCTTTTAAATAAATTTTAAATAAATCTCCTG